GCCCACTTCAGCAAGATTTCATCATTAAACAATTCTCTCAAGAAAGGAATACCAATCAGGAAAGAATCGTCCAACTCTATCTCCGCCTCCGTTTCGGCCACATCTCCAATAATTTCTGGTTCAGTATCTTTAGGCACTAGTGTAAGCCAAGATACGCGAGAGGACCACTCAAAGGTCCTCTCAGCAATATCCTTAGGAACGTCACGAAATTTGATTAACTCAAATCCCGTACGTGGCAGACCCTTAATGAAAGAGTACTCTTCGCAAACTCTATTCCCGCGAATGAAATTTTGTATCTCATCAACGAAACGTCCAAGAATGCTCAAAGTATCCTTCGTAAGATCCAACCCGCACCCAAAAGGGTACTCCCTAACTAAACTTCTCCCCGCCAAAATCTTCCTATGTCTCCATAAGAAAACCTCGACAGCTCGAAGATATAGCCGGCCTGAAAGATGTCCGTAGAAAGCCGAAGCTGACCCCTGGACATCCTTTAACACTTGTGAATCTAGACAACCTAGACGTACAACCGGTAAAAGCTGTACCCCTTCTTGACCAAGCCAGAAATATGTAGAGTTCAGCGAAAAGAACCTACCATGTACAAATGTTTTTGCGCTCGATAGTTTAAGTCCCAAATTGCCCACACCTTCCTTCCACCTTTCGTAATCCATCTGATTACCATAAAACACGATGTCATCGCCATTAATCCGAAGATAATTGACGTCGAAATCGGGATTCATAAAAGTGAAAGCGAAATAGTTCTGTAAACAAAGAAAAGGAAAACTCAAGAGAGACCCCATGAGTTGACCCTTAGTATGTTGGTGAACTACCCCGTCGGTGCCTTCAATCTCAGTACGTAGAGATCGAAGAGCGAATTCCTGAATATGCTTTGGAATTCCCGGGATCAATTCGAATATCTGCATCAAAGCCCGCTCTTGGACTATGATGGGCAAATTATCTGTAGCACTTTCGTAGTCACCGGACACCAAAATTTTATTTGGCGCAAGACTCCAATGAAAACGGGTAGGGTCAGCTTCCCCCCGAAGTAACCATGGCTCACATGAAATCATGTCGTAACATAATTTATGGAGAGGACTGAGCAGATCATGCTCAACCCCATTCACAGTTATTCCGCGGCTCTTGCCCTTTGCGTGGACTAACGAGTATTTAACTCGAGGACGATCTAGTAAATTAACACCCCGATCGCGACAGAAGTATCCAAAATGCTCTTCGTTAAAAGAGGTATCAAGGAATTCTTCGCGGGTCATTAAAATAGCAGACCGTTTTCCACCATGCTTTCTAGAAACCTCTCTAGTAGCACCAGTGCCAGGGAGATACTTTTGAACATAATCCTCATATGAATCAATCTTCCTACGGTTCAAATACCTTCTACAGATACCTCTCATACGCTTTTCAACGTGATCGAGATACCCTAAAGGCAAAGACACGGGTTCAGAAGATAGAATCCTAAGAGTCTTTTGCTCAGTATCTACACCTATGCAGCTGCAAGGGAATGGAAGTAATTTCTTTGCTGAGACGATCGCGCAAGCCAAAGTGATCTTACTTTTAAAATTTAATCTAAAAGAAGCCCCCTGACCCCTTGACCGCCGGTTGGTGGCGTGAATGATAGCAACGGACAACATTGGATGTGCTGTCTGAGACTGGTCATTCAACGAGTCAAAAAATCCAGCAGTTAAATACTTAAAAACATTAAGTACATTAACACACTTAGAAGTCTTAACTTCCCTCACTTTGTTCTTCTCGCGACCTAAGAACTTCCTGAACATAGAATTAAGAAAACCTGGCTTGGGTTCCCTAAGACCATAGATTCTGAAAGTGTCCTGGATCGAAGTAACAAAAGCGCGGACCACAT